AGTTCCACCGCATCTTCCGCGAAGACCCTACTTGGCACAAGATTAAAATCTCAGCCTACGATACCCCGAACTTCACGGACGAGAAGCACGAAGTACCAGAGGAACTACTGCCACTTCTAATCCAGCCAGCCTGGGTAGAGAAGCAGAAGATTTCATGGGGCGAAGAGTCTGCCCGTTTTAAGTCAAAGGTCTTGGGCGAGTTCCCAGACGAGGCCGACAACACCTTCTTCTCACAGAGTGCGCTTGACCGCTCGATTGACGCTGAGATTATTGAAGACTTCAGCATTGAACCTAAACTCGGCGTTGACGTTGCCCGCTTCGGTGAGGACGACTCCGTTGCCTACCTAAACCGCGGTGGACGAGCCAGAGTTATCGAACGCTGGACTAAGGCTACTGCTATTGAGACCGCTAACCGTATTCACAGAATTGCGATAGATAATGGATGTAAAGAAGTTCGTGTGGACGGCGCTGGTTTGGGTGGTCCTATTATCGACTTGTTGGTTAATATTGCTAATGGCGCTTATACCGTTATTTCAATGCTGGGCTCTGCTGCCAGTCCAGATAACACTCGTTGGCATAATGCCCGTGCTTATAATTTTGACTCGCTACGCGAGCAGATGATGGCGAACCAAATCGACCTTGACCCAGATGACAAGGCTTTGTTGGATGAATTGCTGATGATTCAGTATAAGTTCTCGGCTAAGGGCGCAATCCAGATTGAGTCCAAGGATGACATGCGAAGCCGTGGAATTAAGTCTCCGGACAGTCTCGATGCGCTGGTTTACGCCACTGTAAACCTTGACCACATCATAAATGCCCCGTATGCCGATAAGAAACCAGGCGATATGGTGAACTTTGATACCAATTATCTGGACCAGCAGTTCCCATTCTATGATAAGTGGACCTGGTAACAATCCTTTTAAATCCTTATTGGTGTGGTAAAATAGGTTTATCTAAACTTTAAGGATGTTTTACGTGGCTTCTGAGCAGAATTCAACGCAAATTTCAGACAATTTGCAGGCAATGATTAGCGAAAACGAATTGCTTCGTGAGTCTTATGCCTCGATGGCTGCCGCCATTTTGACCTTCGAGGACAACGGTTGGAACGACCTTGCCACCTCTACTGGTACTGATGGCTTTGATTTGACCGCTTTGCAGGATGCAGCCAAGCGTATTCGTGAAACCACAGAGGGTAACCCGCTTCTAAAGCGTGGATGTGGCCTTCGCACCTCATACATCTTCGGTCGTGGCGTATCATTCGCAGACCAGCCACCTCGTGTGCAGAAGTTCATCAACGACCCACGCAACCAGGAAGTGCTATTCTCACCTGAGGCACAGGTCATTAACGAACGTGCTAACTTCACAGATGGTCAATTCTTCCTACTTGCTAACGTTTCAACCAAGCAATTCCAGCGTATTCCGTTCGGCGAAATCACCGCAGTTGTGACTGACCCAGATGACGCAGAGCGTGTTCGCTACTTGCGTCGTACCTGGACCAAGCGTGAGCAGGAACTTGCCGGTGGTCAGGCCAAGGAAACCCAGATGAACGTCTGGTACCCAGTCGACACTTACACCCCAGAGGGTGGCCGCTTCGCAAGCCGCATCAACAACCAGCCGGTAGACGTGGGATTCCGAATGTTTGACTTCCGAGTCAATCGTCGTGCTGGCGTTATCTGGGGAGTCCCAGACGCTTTCCCTGCACTACCTTGGGCGCACGCATACAACGAGTATCTAAAGGATGGCTCACGTATGCTCAAGGCTCTGAGCATGTTCGCTTGGCAGCTTAAGGCCAAGACGAAAGCCGGTGCGACCAATGCTGCTGCGACAATTGCAACTCCTTCTACTGCAGGGTCTACAGCTGTTATGGGCGCTGACATGGAACTTAGTCAGATGCCTAGAGGTTCTAGCATCAACCTTACTGATGGCCGTCCATTGGGCTCAATGGTGGCTTCTGCCCTTGAGGTCTCGGTTGTCGCACTTCTATCGGACCCGGGTTCCTCGGGTGCGTATGGCACGGCACAGACGCTAGACGTTCCAACTGTCAAGGCAATGGAGTCTCGCCAGCAGGTTTGGTCATTGTTCTACAAGCGTGTACTTTCATTCCTAGGCGCAAAGGATGACGCACTTGCTGTCAACTGGCCGAAGATTGAGACCGAGCCGTCACAGCGTTTGACTCAGGCTCTTGCGCTCGCTTACGAAACTGGAGCAATCTGGCAGGACGAGTACCGCGCTGCAATCATCGAGGTTCTTGACGTTCCTCGCTTGCACCTCACTGTGCCTATGGATAGTTCAAGCGATAACTCAAACGACAATTCAAACGATAACTCCAACGATAACTCGAACGACAACAACGATAGCGCAATCCCTTCACAGGGTAACTCAGGTGCTGTAGGTTCGATGCAGGACAACGCTAACGACCAGCGAGCCGGAGACAACGCGCCAATAGCGTAGTTATCATATCTGTATGGTATACTTGAATACAGTTAGATAACTTATTGGAGAATTATGACTGTTTCACTTAATGAATCACTTGCCTTTAGCGCAACTGGTTCTGGCAAGAAGTGGCGTATTAAGGTTATCGAGTCCGGTTGGGGCTCATCGGGTTACTACCCAGCAGAGATGCTGGCAGAGTATGGCCCACAGGTGTTCACCAAGGGCACCAAGGTCTTCATGAACCACCCTGGAATCTCTGAGGCGAACGACCGCCCAGAGCGAGACGTAAACCAGCTTGCTGGTAAGTTGGTCTCGGACGCGCAATTCGATGGCTCAGGCCTCGTTGCGGATGTCGAATTCTATTCACACTTCGCTCCAATCATCAAAGAGATGGCTGGAGATGTTGGTCTGTCAATCCGTGCGATGGGTGATTCCCGTCTCGGTGAGGCAGAGGGCCGACAGGGCCCAATCATCGAGTCGATGGTAGCAGACCCGCTAACCAGCGTAGATGTGGTAACCGTAGCCGGAGCAGGCGGCAAGTTCTTGTCACTGCTTGAGAGCTACAAAGCAAAGGACGATGAAGCATCTTCGCTATCGGAGTCTGTATCGGAAGGAAATGAAAGCATGATTACTAAGGAAGAGTTCGAGGCAGCATTCGCTGACCTAAAGTCTGCCCTAGTTGAGGCTATCAGCCCTCTATCTGAGTCTGTAAAGACCCTAGTAGAGTCTGCAACCCCTGCTGAGACTGAAGGCACCGATGAGGCTGCTGAAGAGGTTGAAGCTGTGGACCCTGTAGAAATCGCTGAGAAGTTCAACGAGTCAGGTCTGCCAAAGATTTCGCTAAAGCGCGTAGCTGAGGCACTGAAGTCTGAGACCAACACCAAGTCTGTAGATGAGCTAATTGCTGACGAGAAGTCATACGTCACCGCAGTAAGCGAATCTGCTGTAACCGCCACCGTTGCTGACACCACTGGTGTTATCACCGAGGCAACCAAAACCAATTCAGCCGACGAGTTTGACGCAATCGTGTCACGCCTCGCAGGCAAGTAAGTAAAGGAAAGTAAATGGCTCTTAACGAGATTTACAAAGTAGCCAGTGAACTGGTCTTCCCTGTTGCAAGCACCGTTGTATCGGGCGACTTGGTTCAGGTTGGTCAGGTTGTTGGTGTCGCACAGCAGGACGCAGTTCTAGGCGAGGATGGCAACTACTACGCCACCCTAAAGCTAGACGGCGTTTTCAAGTTCACTACCTCAGTTGCAGTTACCGTAGGCGCTAACGTCTATGTAACCTCTGCTGGAGTTATCAACGTTACCGCTTCTGGTAACAAGTTCATCGGCCACGCAATCAAGGCAAAGACTACCACCACCGCTGGTGACGTGTACGTTCGCCTGGTTTCAGCAGCGTAAGGAATATAAACAATGACTGAAAACATCACTACCCGCCAGATTGAGGCTGCAAAGCTTCTCGAAGGTGCACTTCGCGGCGACCGCATGGACAAGCTCAAGCTTCAGGAAGGTATCTCTACCTCTGACCTACCTGTGCAGCTTAACCCAACTCTAAACAAGATTATGCTTGCCAACTACGCAGACCAGCCAAAGGTCTGGAACAACTTCGCACAGAAGCTTGTTGTAGATGACTTCAAGAACGTTAACTACCAGAACCTCGCTTACGAGGACGACGGCGTTGACAACATGGGTGACAAGTTCCGCGAGGGCTCACTACCTACCGTTGGCGAGTACGACGAGTACCCAACCATTGGCTGGTTCTCACTAACTGAGGCTGAGTTCAAGGTCAAGAAGGCCGGTTCTCGCGTTCGCTTCTCATGGGAGTCAATCGTAAACGACGGCAACATCGGTCTACTTGAGCGTCTACCTCTAGAGCTTGCTCGCAAGGCAGCCGGCAAGGAAGACGAAGAAGTTACCAAGCAGCTCGTGACCTCTGCAGGTCTAAACACTGCTAACTTCAAGACCGCTAACCAGAACGTTTTGACCGGCAACCCAGCGTTGTCACTTGAGTCACTTGAGGCAGCAATCACCGCTGCTAACGTTCAGACCTACAACGGCAAGTCAATCACCCCTCTAAGCCGCTTCGTTCTAGTTATCCCACAGGCACTAGAACTAACCGCTAAGAAGATTCTTGCTATCCAGCAGGTCCGTCAGGAAATCACCGTTGGCGACACCGTTACCTCAACCGTATCGGGCAACCCAATCGCTTCGTCAATCCAGATTGTTGTAAACCCTTGGATTAAGAAGATTTACAACAACTCGGCAGCAGACACCATGTGGTTCCTACTTCCAGTTCCATCTGACACCCTAAACCCAGGTATCGTACTTGGCTTCCTCCGCGGTTACGAGGCTCCTGAGCTTCGCATCAAGGCTGACGCTGGTCTATACCTAGGCGGCGGTGCAGTTCCTGCTCGTGAGGGTGGTTTCGACTCAGACGACTTCCAGATGCGAATCCGTCACATCGCAACCGGTGGCTTCTTGCTACCAACCGGTACCATTGCTTCAACTGGTGCAGGCGCTTAATAGCTCCCACTAAGATTAACCCTCGGCCTTCGGGTCGGGGGTTTTTCTTTTCCGCTTACGATTGTTTGCTGCAAAAAACAATCGTATGGTAGAATGTATCTGCGGTCCTGCTTTCCTCCTTAGCAGCGATAGCATTGCAAAACCCCTGTCGAGCATTTATCGCTCCGGGGGTTTTGTGCATTTTCTAGGAAGACAAGGTAGAATAGTAGATATGGCCGTACTACTTCCAGAGCACAATCTACCCCGTCAGTCTGCTGACTGGGGAGACGCTGTTGACCGCGAGCTGAAGAAGTTAGACAAGAAAAACGGCGGAGGTGCTGGAGCCTCTGGCTCAGATGGCAACCAGGGGCCGCAGGGGCCTCAAGGAGCGACTGGACCACAAGGTCCACAAGGAGAACAAGGTGTACAAGGAGAAGTCGGCCCTACTGGCGCTGAGGGGCCTCAAGGACCTATCGGCCCTCAAGGGCTACAGGGTATTCAAGGGGAGACTGGCCCTCAAGGAGCTCAGGGCATACAGGGCCTTGCTGGCGCGGATGGTCTGGATGGGGCTGATGGCGCTACCGGGCCTATGGGTCCACAAGGAATTCAGGGAGATGTCGGACCGCAAGGAATACAGGGTCCACAGGGCGCGACAGGTGCCACGGGACCTCAAGGTCCTGCTGGAAGTGATGGTATCGATGGCGTGGATGGCGCTACGGGTCCTATGGGGCCTATGGGTCCTCAAGGTAATACCGGTCCAACGGGCCCTGCTGGCTCTGATGGTCTTACCGGCCTATCGGCGTATCAAGTTGCACAACTTAATGGTTTCACTGGAACTGAGTCGGAATGGCTCGCAACGCTGGTAGGTCCAGCAGGCGCACCTTATGGTAACATTGATGGTGGAATTCCATCTAGTATTTATGGCGGTATTCCTAGCATTGACGGCGGAAGCGTGATTATTTAATGGCAGTTCAGATTCAACTTAGAGGCGGCACACTCGCTGAGTGGACTTCGGCTAACCCGATTATTGCCATCCGCGAGATGGTGCTTGAGACCGATACCTCTCAGTTCAAAATTGGTAACGGCGTTGACAACTACCTAGACCTACCTTACGGTGGCCTTGTGGGTCCAACTGGCGCTGCTTCCACTGAGGTGGGCCCAATGGGTCCAACTGGCCCACAGGGTCCCGCTGGCGAGACTGGTGCCGTTGGCCCAACTGGTGCTACTGGGTTAAACTGGCAGGGAACCTGGTCAAACTCTACCGACTATGTAAATGACGATGCTGTCTATTACAACAACTCTTCCTGGTTTGCAGCGGGAGACCCAACGGTTGGCGAGGTGCCAGAGATTGGCGCTACTCACTGGATGCCACTAGCGCTGCAAGGTGCAACTGGCGCAACTGGAGCGCAAGGTATTCAAGGCATCCAAGGAGAGGCCGGACCTCAAGGTATTCAGGGCATTCAAGGAATTCAAGGAATTCAGGGAGAAGCTGGCCCTACCGGAGCCACTGGACCGCAAGGCCCACAGGGCGAAACTGGTACATTTGATGGAACCGTCATTGACGGCGGAACCGCCTAGTTGTGGTAGAATAGAGATACGATGGCTAACGAACTCCCTTCAAATGTAGGCTACGGTACTGTTACCGGACGCTTCCTACTTGCGTACTCTGACAGCGCCGATGGCGACCTTTATCCAGATGGCGCACCTGCCAAGGGTACGGTTCTTTTTACCCCATCACCTAACTTTGTAAAGAATGTTACTGCGTCTCCTGCTCCTGTAACAATCCTTCCTGCAACCATTTCGTGCGACCTAGACTCAGAAGGTTACCTTCTTGGCTATACTGGCACTCGTGGAGTTCGCCTTGTTGCAACCGATGACGCAGATAACAATCCAGTTGACTGGACCTGGAAGGTAACCTTCCGCCTAACTGACGCTGACGGCACTCCAACTCGCGGCATCCCAGACTTTAGCTTTGAACTTCCGCAGGGCACAACCGTTGACCTAACTACCGCAATGCCGGTAACTGACGCTAACGGCACTTACTACCTAGTCGGCCCGACTGGGCCTACTGGAGCCACGGGCCCTACAGGTGCAACCGGAGCAACTGGAACTGCAGCAACAATCAGCGTTGGCACAGTGACCACTGGAGCCGCTGGCTCAAGCGCATCTGTGACTAACGTTGGCACTAGCGGAGCTGCAATCTTTGACATCGCCATTCCTCGTGGCGACAAGGGCGAGAAGGGTGACACCGGTGCTACTGGTGCAACTGGACCGACTGGAGCCACTGGCCTTAACTGGCAGGGTGAATGGTCTGCTGCTACTGACTATGTAAACGATGATGCAGTTTACTACAATGGCGCATCGTGGTTCGCTTCTGGTGACCCGACCGTTGCTGAGGTTCCTGAAATTGGAGCAACTCACTGGATGCCGTTGGCCCTCCAAGGCGCAACCGGAGCCACGGGAGCAACTGGCCCACAAGGCCCACAGGGTATCCAGGGTGAGCCTGGAAACCTAGGCGACCTAGCCGGAACTCTACCTATTACTTATGTCGGTTCAACAATTGGATTCGACCCGACTTACATCTCATTCATTGACGGAGGGACTGCCTAATGCCTGTGCAGACTGTAATTAAAGTACGCCGCGATACAGCCGCGAACTGGATTTCAACCAACCCAACACTTGCCGCTGGTGAGATGGGGCTTGAAACCGATACCAATCTTTTCAAGTTCGGTAACGGCACTAGCGCATGGACTGCACTTGCCTACTCATCTTCCTCACGCACAACTCAGATTGCGAAGAATGACACTGGCGCTTCAGCGGCTAAGGGTTCAGTTGTTTACATCTCTGGGGCTAATGGCGCTAACGCTTTATTCTCTCTTGCCGATGCAGACGCAGAGGTAACTTCTAGCAAGACTGTTGGGCTCCTAGCGCAGACGCTGGCTACCAACGGCATCGGCGCTATTGTAACCGAAGGCTTGCTATCTGGTATTAATACCGGAACTGCAACCGCCGGTCAGTCTGTGTGGCTATCTTCAACCGCTGGTGAGTTTGTATTCAACGCTCCGCCAGCAAAGCCTGCCCACTCGGTATACTTGGGTGTTGTGACTCGTGCACACGCAACCGAAGGTGAGATTCTTGTCAAGGTACAGAACGGCTACGAGCTAGAAGAGCTGCACAACGTTAGCATCGCAAGCGTTGCAAATAAGCAGGTTCTTCAGTATGACTCTGCTAATTCACTTTGGAAGAACGCGACTATCTCTGCAGGCGTTACAGTCTCAGATACTGCACCTGCATCCCCTTCTGTTGGCGACCAGTGGTACAACTCCGTAGAGGGTCGCACCTATGTTTACTACGACTCGTTCTGGGTTGACAGCAACCCTGGTCTAGTTGGTCCTGCAGGTGCAGACGGAACTAACGGCACCAACGGAACCAATGGTACTGATGGTGGCTTTAATTCCACCCAGACGATTGCAGCGCTTGCCTCTGGAGTTACGCTCTCTTCAGTTGATGTTGGAAAACTGTTCACCGGCGGAGGCGCTACCGTAACAGTGCAGGGCCTAAGCGTGGGTCAGCAGGTTGACTTTGTGCAAACTAGTGCTAGTCAGATTACTTTTGCTGCAGGTTCTGGAATGACCTTGAACTCTAAGGGCGGGCTCCTGAAGACCGCCGCGCAGTATTCGCCAGCAACAATTAAGTGTATCGGCACCAATAGTTACGTTCTTCTCGGCGACCTAGGGGCGTAATCATGGCTTTGTCTATGGGCCTACTTGGCAGTGTTGCTGGCAAGTTAGCAGATTATGAGCTAATTAGCACTACTGTTCTTGGCTCAACTACTGCTTCAATTACCTTTAGCAATTTGAACACTATCGCCTCTAAGTACAAACATTTGCAGATTCGCGCTGTCACTCGCAATGCTTGGGCCGCACCTGGCTCAACTACTAACTACGGCGCTAACGGCTTGATTCGCTTTAATGCAGATTCTGGTGCCAATTATCGCACGCACTACCTGCAGGGTGATGGTGGTTCCGTTACTGCCGGCGACTATGGCTCTGTAACCGCGTGTTACGTGCCCGACTTGGGTGGTGTTTGGGATTCTCATGCTGCCGGCTCTTATGGCGCTTTTGTGATTGACATTGCTGACTTTTCTTCTTCATCTAAGAACAAGACAATCCGCACTCTTGGCGGATTTGTTGACGGTGGAAAGCGAGTTGCGCTCTCCTCAGCAGCCTGGTTCTCAAACTCCGCAGTTACTTCAATTGTGGTCAGCGAAGATGGCTCTGGCGGTGGCTATAAAGCAGGCTCACGCTTCTCTCTATACGGATTGCGAGGCTAGCCGATGGCGATAACTGACGCGATGGTAGCGCTATACTCTACCACATTGGCATCTTCCACTTCCTCGGTTTCTATTGTTGGGCTTCCAGCCTCAGGCTACCGAGACCTCCGAATTATAATTAACGCCACAGCAAACAGTGGGTATAACGTGCCGGTCGCCTTTAACGGTGATACCACTGCAGGAAATTACCCCTCGCTATACCTAGGCGGTGACGGCTCTAGCGCATCCTCAGGAACCCTAAATAACTATATTGGCGGGGTATATGGCTCAAACTTAAGCATAACAACTATCGATATTTTTGACTATGCAACTACCGACCGACACAAAACTTGGCTCTCTAGGTTGTCAGTCAGCACAAACGCCGCTTCGCTTATTACTGGCAGGTGGGCTAATGCGGCGGCAATCACCTCGATTGCATTTACAATTCCAGGCACATGGGCTGCTGGCTCTACATTCTCCGTCTTCGGAATAAAGGCTTAAGGAAATAAAATGGCGTTAACTTTAATTAAAACAGCCGCAGTTGGTGCGGGCGGTGCCTCATCACTGGACTTCACAAATATTCCACAGACCTTCACTGACCTTCTTGTGGTTGCTAACATCAGGAACGGCACCGGGATTGGCGCTCAGGGCGGGCGTGCGTTCAAGGTAATCTTCAACGGCTCAAATTCCAACAGGACAACCCGATGGTTAAACGGAAATGGGTCTTCCGCAAGTTCTGCAACTGACGATTATTTCTGGGCTACTGGCTCAGACTCAACCTCCAACGTTTTTGGTAATACCAGCATCTATATTCCAAACTACGCCGGTGCAATTAATAAATCTTACGCTATTGATAGCGTTGGTGAAAACGATTCTAGCCTTGCAGAAATGAGCCTTAGCGCACACTTGTGGGCAAGCACCGCTGCAATTACCTCAATGAGCATTATGCCAACCCTTGTCGGCAATCTAGCCGAGGGCACTACAGCCTCCCTTTATGGCATCACTAAGGCGGCCTCGCTAACTGCAAAAGCAACCGGCGGAACCGTCTCCTATGGTGCGGATGGCTACGTTTATCACACGTTTACAGCTTCTGGAACTTTTACGCCTACCAGCAGTATTTCCGCTAACGTGCTAGTTGTTGCTGGTGGAGGTGGCGGCGCTGCCCCTACTAACTCTCGCGCTTCCGGTGGCGGTGGTGCGGGTGGTTACATTACGCAATCGTTGACACTCTCAGCAACGCCGTATTCGATTACTGTTGGTGCTGGCGGTGGAGTAAACCAGAACGGTTCTAACTCAAGCGCCTTCTCTCTAACTGCTATTGGTGGAGGCGCTGGTGGCTATGTCGGCAGCGGAGGATACGCCGGTGGTTCTGGCGGTGGCGGCGGAGAGTTTAACGGCAGCGGCGGTGCTGGAACTTCTGGCCAAGGTAACGCTGGTGCCTCTGGCAACGGCGGATATCACGCTGGCGGTGGTGGCGGTGCTGGCGCTGCTGGTAGCGGTCCAAATACTCCTAGCGCTGGTGGTGGAGCAGGTGGCGCAGGTTTAGCCTTTGGTGGAACTTATTATGCTGGCGGTGGCTCTGGTGGCTCTGACTTTGATGGGCCTTCTGGCGCGCCTGCTTCTAACCTTGGCGGTATCGGTGGCGGAGGTCGCGGTGCCTATAATGGCGCTAACGCAACTGCAGGTGCTGCAAATACTGGTGGTGGCGGTGGTGGTGGTGCTGGAAACGGTGGCGGGTCCTATCCTGCTGCCGGCGGCGGTTCTGGCGTTGTAGTAGTTAGGTATCTTGGATAATGGCACACTTTGCTGAACTAGACGAAAACAACATCGTAACTCGAGTCTTAGTGACCGACAACGCCTACCCTGAAGAGGGCTACGTTTGGCTTATGGAAACATTTGGCGGTCGCTGGATTAAAACATCTTACAACGCTAATATTCGCGGTAAATTTGCTGGCACAGGCGACACCTACGACGAAAATCTAGACGAGTTTGTTGCGCCTGAAATTGAAGAATCAACTTTTGAAGTACCAATGATAGAAGAGGTAATCTAATGACCGAAACAATGCACAAGCTAGTTGTTGACTGTGAGACTAAAACCGAGTCTTATATTCCACTAAGCGCAGAAGAAATCGCAGAACATGAAGCCGCTGCTGCCGCAGCTCAAGAAGCGGAAATTGCCCGCCTAGCAGCAGAAGCCGAGGCTTCGGTTAAGAAGGCTGCCGTGCTAGAAGCTCTAGCCACTGCTGCAGGTTTGACCCTTGACGAAGTAACCGCGGCCCTAGCCTAAAGCAAGGTATAATATAATCATGGCAATCAACTTCCCTGACGCACCAAGCGTCAACGACACTTACACGGTTGGTAACGTTACCTGGATTTGGAACGGCACAACTTGGACCTCAGCGAGCGGCATCCCTGCTGCGCCTGAGTCACTTCATCCATTCCTAACTATGGGAGCATAACCAATGGCAATTGCATATAAAATTCTAGGGCAGGCTGCTCCTGCAAACAACACGGACGTGACGCTTTATACTGTGCCGACTGGTAAGCAGGCTATCATCTCCTCGACCCTTTTCGTGTCAGGCGACTCTGCTGGCTCTTTGCGAGTTTTTGCTGTGAAGGCTGGCCAAACTGCCAATAACTCGACAAACGTTATTTACTACATTGGCACTGCTGCAACAACATCCTCTTATCAGTTCACTGACAAGCTGACGCTTGCAGAGGGCGAGTCAATTGTTATTAAGCACACCACTGGCGGCGAATGGGCTGCCATGGCCACCCTAATGGGAACAGAGATGGACATCTAATGGGTATTAATGTATTTCCAGTTCCAGCAGTTGCTACCGCCAAGTCGGAATATACTGCGATTATGACAACTACACAGACCTGGAGCCCGCCTGCCGGAGTAACTTCGGCTAATATTCTTTTAGTTGGCGGAGGTGGCGGTGGAGGCTACAGCACTTCGCTTCCTGGCATTGTTTCGGGCGGTGGCGGTGGCGGTGGCGTTGTACACGCAGACTTTACAGTCTCTCCTGGCACTTTATATACAATAACAATTGGTGCCGGTGGCTCTAATGGCGCAAACGGAAGCGACAGCACTTTCTCCGGTGTTGGCATAACCGCCAAGGGCGGCGGCGGAGGGCAGCCTAATGACGGTCGCGGTAGCGCCGGAGGTTGCGGCGGTGGCAGTGGTTCTAGGTTTGGGGATGCCAACTACATTGCGACCAAGCGCGGCGGCGGCGGCGGCGGCGCGGGAGAAGCAACCCTGCTGACCGGTGCTTACGGAAATGGAATTGGCTATCAGGGTGGGCACGGAAAGCCTGCAATCAACTCAGCTGAAAGCGCTACAATTGCTGGCGGAGCAGCATACCTTGGTCGCTTTGGCGGTGGCGGTGGCGGTTGCAGCCAGGGCGGCTTTAACCCGCCTGCGAACGAGTCAAGCCTTGGCTGGGGTGGTGGCTACCCAATGTCTGGGGGCAATGGAGCTTACGCTAACACGTCTACCGGTGCCATTTTACAAGGAGGCAACGGCGTGACAAACTCTGGCGGCGGCGGCGGCGGCGGCGGCTACACGGCAATGGGCTGGGCCGGAAACGGCAACGGCGGTTCTGGCGTATGTATTATTAAGTATTGGGCATAAGGATAAATCATGGCACACTTTGCAAAGATTGAAGACGGTATCGTTACTCAAGTTCTTGTCGTTGACAACGAGTACGAGGCCGAAGGTGAAGCTTACTTGAATTCGCTTGGCCTTGATGGTCATTGGGTTCAGACTTCTTATAACGGAAACTTTCGTGGCGTATTCGCGGGTATTGGCTACGCTTATGATGCCGTTGCCGATGAGTTTATTTCACCAGTAGTCGAGGAAGTTCCAGCACCTGAAACTCCAGCCGAATAAGGTACAATAGACATATGCCTACAATTCCTGACGTAACCCCACCAGACTATGCAACAGTCATTGGGCAGATTCGTCTACTCATTCCAGACACTGAGCAACTAGCAAACCTAGCAGACCCATCTGCTGCGGTTTCATACGTGTTCAGCGATGCCCAGATTCAGGCATTTGCCTCTTTGTATTCTGACAACGTGAAGAAGGCGGCAGCACAGGCCAAGCTTGTGCTTGCCACTTCTGAAGCGTTGATTAACAAGGTAATCCGCACCTCGGACTACACAACCGATGGCGCTAAACTTGGTGCAGAACTTCGTGCACAGGCAAAGCAACTTCGTGATGAGGCTGCAGCAGATGACCTAGTAGAGCAGTATGACTCTTCATTCTCAGTTGTTGGCTACACGACCAAGTGGGACAACAGTTGGCTCTAAACACCCGCGGCGCAATTGACCCTCGGTGGACTTCGCACAACCGAGGCGTTCTTCGCGCCTTGCAACTTGCAACGGTTGAAGTCTTTAACCAGGCATCAAGCACCAAGGTCTATGACGCAGTAACTAACACTTGGACTGGCAGCGACACTACTCTTTATACCGGACCTGCCCGTGTGCAGCAGCTGAACTCAGTCAGCGAAACCGCCGAGAATTACAACCCAACCTTCCTAAAGACCGTTCGCGTTCAGATTGCGGCGAGCGCCGTTGACATTCGCCCGAACGACCGTATGCGTGTTACCGCCTGTGCGACTAACGCAACGCTAACTAAATTTATCTACGTCGTCACCGATGTATTGAACTCAAGCAACGCTTGGGAAAAGACTTTGCTCTGCCGAGTTGACACCGAGCTAGACCCTACGGCGGTCTAATGCGCGGAGAAAAGGCGTACGGAAAAAGTCGCTTCGGAGCATTGAGAACTATGGGCTATGGTGCCGCATATGACACTGCTGGGCGCGATAATTTTGATACCAAAATTACTATTGAGTTTGACTATAGCGACCTTGATATCAAGTCACGCGATGTAAAGAAGGCCGTGTCGGACTTCTCGGCATTTGTTTATGACCTAGACAAAAAGCATGGAATTAAAAAGGCAAATAGTAGCTTTAGTTTTGACATCTCTCCAAATACGGCAAGCGCTATTGCCTCTTCTGGTGAACAGGGAAATCGCTCTGCAAAATCATTTCCGCTACTTGCAGATGGCCTAAGAATTCAGCAGGTACTTAAGAGTGAGATGCCCGCTATTGGTAAAGATGGCCGAGACATTATGCGCCGTTATGCGAACCGCCGAGAGACTGGTCGCATGAACGAAAGCATCCGCTACAACACCCGCGCTCGCAACAATAAGTACATAGTAAACATCGGCTGGACCGAACTCTGGTATAAGTACTTTGGCTTCCAGGAAAACGGAACTAGCACAGGTATTCGCCCGATGCACTCTGTAATCCGAACCTACATGCAGATGCTTCCAAAGATTCAAAACTATACATCTCGCCTATACCGCGAATACACTCGTGGCGATGGAGACTTCCTAGGCGGAAAGGGACCTAAATACTAATGAGCCTTAATCTACTTGCTGTGCAGGACCAGATTGCAGCCAAACTTCGTGAACTCGCACAGGATGTCTACGAGACAACCGCGCCTGAAGATTCAAAGCTTCGCTTCGATGAAAGCGGAATGGTCTTGCCTTATGTTGTTATCGAGTTCTCTGACATGTTTGAGAACTCCTTGGCCAATGGAATCCTATCCACCATCTACGATGTCAAGACATCCTCAATCATCGTCTCCTGCATCGGCCCGACCGAGCGTTCTGCTCGACAGGTCGCCGGCCTTGTGCGACAGAAGTTGACCGGATTTAAGCCGACTGACGCTGGCGAACTACGCCTTGAGGCTGGCGGAACTGCATTTACTTCTGCAGACTCAAAGCCAAACCGCTATATTTCTGAGTTGGCATTTTCGTTCCCAGTCAACACAGTGTGGTAAAATAGACTTAGTATGGAAGGATTCTAATGGCTCTAGCAACCAACACGCGCACCGGTAAAACCGTGAGCGTACCAGACCACTACATTGGTCACCCAGTTTTGGGCATTGACCTTGTTGCCGCAGGCACCGAGGTTCAGGCTGCACCAAAGAAAGAAACAAAGTACAAGAAGGAGCAGCCTGCTCCAGTGGTTGAGGTTGCAGAAGTGCTTCCTGAGCCAGAAATCAACATTGAAGAAGACAAGGAATAAAGCATGGCTACAAAGATGCTTCGCCCTAACGTTGGTATTTATGTTGCTGCCGCTGATGCGTTTGCTGACTGGAGCGCTCCTACGCTCACTGAAATCACTGCCGCAACCAAGGTATTCAACATCTCGCCAGCAGTTACTGACGACTACACCCTAAACATGACCGACTCAGCAACTGACACCTCACTGGCTGTCGTTGACAACGCTTCGGTTTCAACCCCTACCTACTACAACTACGAGGCATCTCTTGACGGTTTCCGTGACGAGAACCTAACCGCTACTTCGGTTTACAACAAGTTCCGCGACCTATTCGCAACTGCTGACGTAAAGTACTACCTAATCAAGCGTGTTGGCAAGCTACACGATGCAGCGTTCGAGGCTGGCGACGAGATTTCAATCTACGGCGTTAAGACCGACTTCCCTGTTGACATCGTTGGCGACGGCGAAATGCTTCGTATCGGTGCTCGCTTCTTGACCACTGGTGAAGTAAAGGTTAACGTTGCTGTTGCAGCAGGAACCGCAGGCTCAGGCCCAGCACTTGCTTCAACTGTTGGAACCAAGTCAACCTCAAACGGTAAGATTAAGGTTTGGTGGGTTCCATCTGCTAACATCACCGGTACCGAGGACTCATGGATTGCCGCTCCGGACATCACTGACCTCTCTGCTTCTGGCTCAGTTGACCTAACTCAGGCAATCGCTTGGGATGGTTACGAGCTTGGTGCAACCGACTCAAACAAGATTGACGACCGTGGAATCATTGACACCGGTGCTGTTCAGGAGCGTGGCTTCGCACAGTTCGCAGGTTCATTGACCTTCTTCCGTGGCGTTACCTCGGAGACCACTGGCGCTTACTACAACGCATTCGAGACCTTCAAGGCTGCAACCGACGGCACCCGTCCAAACGGCTTCCTTGTAACTCGCATTGGTATCCCTGCTTCTACTGCAGTTGCTGCAACCCAGAAGCTAAATGTTTTCAAGTTCATCGCTGACGCAGTGATGGACAACACTGAGGGTGAAGACTCTGTGAAGTTCATGGTTAACTTCCAGCCTCAGGGTAAACTCGGTGTGAATGTTGCTGCTGTAGCATAACATCTGATATACTGTCCTGGAGAGGGTTTGCGCCCATTTGCCCTCTCCAGGACTTTTTCATCTCTATGGGCGTAAGTGAAAGGCGCAAACATGACAGACAACGTAGTAGACCTCGCAACAGAGGCACAGAAGCGCGGCAAGTTTAATCTTGCTGACACGATTAAGGGACGCGGATTCCCTGAAAAGTCGGTAGATGTCTACCTTGACGCAAACTCCGCTTATGAACTAGAGGAACTGAACGCCATCATGAATGGCGAGACAGACCCAGCAAAGCTGGATGAACTAAACACCAAGGCCGCAGAACTCAAGCAGAAGATTGTCGACTCTCGCCTAACCTTCCACATGCGTGGCGTTAGCCAGAAGACTGTGGAGTATGTAACCGAGCAGGCAGACAAGCTGTACCCTGACCTGGCTGAAGGCGTAGAGGACCCTAACTGGATTCGCTACTACCTAGCCGCTCTTATCGCATTCAACATCTACAAGGTGACCGACGCTGAGGGTAACGAGGACGAGAGCAAGTTCACCGCGGAAGAGATTCTAGAACTTCGCGGCGCTCTTCCAATCGATGCATGGAGCACCCTGGTCGAGACCATGCAGAAGTTAACCCTTGCTTCATCTTACTTCGATGCCATTACGGATGCAGGTTTTTTACCGAAGTCCTAACATGGGAGGGTAATCGTCAATACGTAGTAGCAATTAAAGCTGCTATTACAGCGGGAATCCGTCCGGTCGCTATGCTGTTCCATGAGCAGCCTAGCGACCCTTGGACCCGTTTTGACTTTATGCTCCTTGAGGCGTACCAGATGTTGCAAGACGAAACATGCAACGAGTGTGGCAATCCAATTTGGATATGTAGAAATGAGAATGCTACTACTCTCGGCTTCAAGGTAAAGGTTGCTAAATGCTTCGCTAAAGCCGAGCTCGACAAGTGGCATGAAAAAGAAGAAAAGAAGAAGTCGTCAAAGAAGTCTTACGGTGAGTACCCATACACTGTGCCGTTTACCTACGACGATGGACCGCTTCCAAGTAGAGAATCTTACTATAGGGGCCTGTCGGAATAACGTTCCGATAAGATAAAATAGTAGGAGATAATAATACTTAGGCGGTATAACTTTGGAAATTAAAGCGAAACTATCCCTCGCTGTCAATGACTTCAAGTCCGGGCTGAACACAGCCAAGAAGGAACTTGATTCATTCGGCACGAGCGGCTCCAAGTTTAACTCTAAATTTGCAAAGGACATCCGAGGTTCATTTGATAACCTTGGCCCAAACATCAAGCGCTCACGCCGCGAAATCTCGCGTGAATTCGATGGCATTGGCAAGGACATTAGGTCGAGCGTTAAAGGCTCCCTAGGCAATGTATGGACCCCAATTGAGCAAGGTTTCTCTAAGGCATCTGCAAAGATTGCTGTAAACTCATCTGTCATTGGCGGCTTCTTCCGCAACATGACTAAGGGTGCTGCCGACAACGCTAGGGCTGTCGATGCCTACACCGAACGCAATGTGCGTAACCGAATCATCGGCGCACAGAGGGCCGCTGACTTTGAGAATCGCGTAGCCCAGGCTAACCGTCGTTTAGATAAAACTTCAATGCGAGACCAGTACGGTGCTCGACCTGCAGGCTCCGCTACCACAAAAGCAGATGGCCCAGCAATTGACAACAAGTCTCTATTTAGTCGCAAGGGTGTAGAGGCTGCCTACACTAAGTGGTGGGAATCAGAACTAGCCAAGCGCGAATCCTCATCAGCAGCTTCTGACGCTAAGTACGCCGCTCGTCACAAGGACATCGTTAAGGCGATGAACGACTGGGAGAAGAACGAGCGCAAGCGCCTAGATGAATGGTACGCCAAGAACTCTGACGGTGCTGCCCTGCGTCAGCGCACAAAAAAGCCGGTATCTCAGAAGTTTGACGCTCAGGTTGCAGGCTTTAACTCACCTGAGTTTGAAAAGAACATGGCATCCACCCGCTACGCTCTTTACGATGTGGGTCAGCGCTTTATTGCATTCGGAACTGCAATGGCAGCATCTCTTGGTCAGGCTGTCATGGCCTCCGCCAAGTTCGAGTCTGCATTTACGGCAGTTGAGCGCACCTCTGGTGTAACAGGTGCTGCAGTTGGTGAACTTCGCAAGCAGCTTATTGACCTATCAACTACTATCCCAGTTTCATTCGAGCAAATCTCTCAGATTGCAACCCTCGGTGCCCAGATGGGTATCGCCTCTGACTCGCTAGATGAGTTCTCGACTACCGTTGCCAAGTTCTCTGCTGTAACTGGAATTGGCGTAGAAGATGTTGCCCAGTCGTTTGGTCGCCTCGGTCAGTTGATGGATGTTCCAGCCTCTAAGTTCGAGAACCTATCATCCGCAATCTCATATGCTGGCTCTAACGCGGTTGCAACAGACCGTGAAGTCTTGGCGATGTCCGAGTCTATCGCTGCATCTGCCACTCAGGCTGGATACAGTGCAGACCAGGTTATCGGCCTATCGACCGCACTTGCTTCGCTAAAGGTTCGACCAGAAGAGGCTCGCGGTGTTATTGTGCGACTCTTCCGCGAAATTGACATGCAGACAACTACCGCTGGAACCAAGCTGAATGACTTTGCTAAGGTTCTAAAGATGTCGTCAGCAGATGCCGCAGCTCTTTGGAAGTCTGACCCAAGCGCATTCTTTAACAGCTTCATTTCTGGCGCTAAGTCTGCCGGGAACCTAAACGAGATTATCACCTCTCTTGGTATCACCAACTCTCGTGAGCTAAACGTAATCCAGCGACTCGCTGGCAGCACCGACATGCTGGCCAAGTCTCTAGCAGACGCTCGTGAGCAGTACCTTCTTGGAACTTACGCACAGGAATCGTACAACAAGGTGGCTGATGACTTAGCCTCTAAGGTCAAGGTTCTACAGAATTCATTCGAGGCTTTCCAGGCTTCCATCGGCGACACGATGGGCGATGCAATTAAGTTTATCGTCGACGGCCTGAAGATTCTTGTCGACTTCCTTGCTGGCTTGCCATCCCCAATTAAATTTGTCGGTGTTGCGATTACCGTAATCACTGCAGCATCTGCAATTCTATTTGGCGGTCTTGCGATGGGAATCGCCGGACTACTTGCAATGAAGTTAGCGTTTAATAACCTCGGCAAGGCTGGACTCGATGCCAGCATCAGCATTAGCACCTTCCGCGCTCTTCTAAAGTCTATGACCGTAGAGTCTGGTCTCGCGGGCGGAGCCCTAGGCCTTCTTGGCGTAAAGGCTCAGACCGTATCGAACGGACTAAGGGTTGCTGGAATGTCAGCAAAGGCATTCCAGATGAGCCTAGGCATCATTGGCGGTATCATGCTTGTTGCAACCACCGCATTTGAGCTTTTCAATAACGCGAACAAGGATGCCTCTACCGAACTAGACAGGCTTGGCAAGGCAACACTTGACGCTAACGGTGGTCTCAGTGAATTCCTGAAGGCAGTCAACAAGGACTCAGAGGCTGCCGAGGCTGGCGCTGGTTCACTTGGTAAGTTGACATTCAAGATGGGCGATGCCGCAAAGGCCGCAGCAGCACTTAAGTCAAGAAACCTAGATGCCGCTGAGAGCGTAGACGCTTTGGTTAGCGGGGTTGCAGATGGGTCTGCGGCTATCGGCAGCCTGGCTGGAGCAACTGACAGCAACACCCTAGCCCAGGATGCGAATAACGCATCCGTGCGTGAGAGCATTGACCTACAAAAGGAACAGACTAAAGAGATTGGTCGCGCAACTGCTGCCTTCCTAATCCAGGCCGCCGCTAAGTACGCTGGCGGCGATGGCGAAATTAAAAACTTCTTCATTCAGCAAGTTGAAGACCCTACTGTAACTGCTGCAGCAGAGGCTCTTGGCTTTAATATTGCAGATGCCGTTGCTGCCGGACTAAAGAGCCCAGGCACTGGAACCACTGAATACGTAGACAACATTGCAGCAAAGTTTGCAGAGCTAGAGCAGACCGTTCAGGCCTCCATGAACAATACCGCACAGAGTACCGAGCAGAACGCGGCAGGTGCGGTTGCTATGTTTGCAGAGCGATACAACCTATCGTCTGAGGCTGTTGCGAAACTAAATGCGTACCTAAAGGAAAACAACTACATTACAACCGGCCTTGCTGGGTACTATAATGAGTGGGCAAAGGCCAGCGATGGCACCGTAGTCTCATCCATTAACCAAGTTGCCGCAGCGGAGAACCTAGGTGATGCGCTTAACGCTGTTGGCGTTGCTGCTGGAGATAGCGGTGATGGGCTTGAGTCTCTCGACACCCAACTTCAAGGGTATATTGACACACTCACTAGCTCTGCTCTTGCAAACGGCTCCGCCGTTGACTCATTTGAGAACCTAGCCAAGAGCGCAAAGGGCTCAGACGGCTCAATTAAGGGCCTAAGCAAGAACTCTCGCAAGAACATGTCTGACTGGAAGTCGTTCATGGAGTCTGCTCTGAAGGCTGCAACTGCAGACGGCGATGCCTTCAACGGTTCAATTGCCCGTATGGCTGCTGCCTTGATTGTGCTTAAGGGCGCTGGCAAGGATGTCTCTGGCCAGTTCAACATGATGAAGAGTATTGTCCTAACCAACCTTGGGCAGCTTGGCGACCAGTACTCTACTCTTGCAATGCAGATTAGCCAGAGCGGCGACCTAGATGGTGCGCTAAAGGCAGTTGACACCTGGCTTGCGAATAACAAGGGAGCTGTCCAGAGCGTCCTCGACACGGTAACCAACCTTCGCAATGCACTTGCCGGTGGAACTTACATTCCAGACTTTAGTGCAGCATTCAAGGCTGTTGAAGTTTCTGCTGGCAACGCAAAGACTGCCATTGAAAAGATGTCAGAAGCGCTTGACAAGTTGTTCGAGAAGTTCAACCGCAAGATGAATCTTGAAGCCGCACTTGACTCTCTCGGTGCATCGCTTGCTAAGAACAAGAAGAACTTTAGCGTATTCACAGACGATGGTCGCGCTAACATTACCGCCCTTCAGGAAGTTATTAGTCAGTTGGCAATCAGCG